TTAGGATGCCATTCTGTGCTTTTCTATCCAACAGTCTATATCAGATTCAAGCCATCTCGCAATTTTTCTTTTGCCCTCTCCAAATAACATAGAAGGAGGGAAGTAGCCTGTTTTCATCCAGTCATAGATAGTTGACTTTGGAAGGCTGGTTTTTAATTCAACCGCCTTCAAGTCAAGCAAACGACTTTGCTTTTCTGACATTACCCCTCCTTACTTTCCGCTTTAACTTCATCTACATATTCAATTGCATCTTTCATGCTGAGAAAGCCGCATAACTCTTCACTACAATTTTCATTTTCAAAGACTGTATATGCGAAGACGTTACTCTCATCTATTTCGATAAATAAGCCTTTGTAAATGAACCCAGTAGTCCGCTTGGAGATAAAGAGCTTTACGTCAAAATAAGCCATATCAAATTCACTCATTCCACCCAGCCTCCCAAATCTAAATAGTTTTGACTCCAATCATTAGCGCAATCAGAAATAAATGTTTCCTTTTGCAGTTCATCCATTGCATTCCAGTCATCTTCATCAATGAATTCACTAAGAGGGTAAAAATCTTCCTGAGTGGCATTTGCAATACCAATTGCCATGTAGAACCGAATTTTTAAATCTTTAAATGCTTTTTCACTCATCCCTCAGCTCCCGATTCAACATCCAACAACATGCTGCCTTCCTCTGGATATTCGGTCATCCAAAAGTAATAGCCTTTGCCACTGTGCCCATCTTCAAAAAATTTAATAGTTAGTTCAGTTTCAAGTTGATCTAAATCATTTTCACCATCTGGATTTACAAATTCGAGAAGGCTTTTTAATTGGTGACCATTAAGAGTTATGCTCATTGTTCTGCTCCCGATTCGCTTGCTTCTAAAAACTTCAAGTTTTCTGCAACTGCATTTTCAGCTTCGGCTTTTGAAGCGAATTGAAGAATTTCAAAGTTATCTTCATCTTTATAGATATTTGCAAAATATACTTTTGTTGACTCAGTACGTTGCCATTTTTGCAACTCAAGCACTTCTCCCTTATCTATTTCAATGTCATATTCGAAAGGGCAATCAACTACATAATCTGAGCCTTCCAAATAATATGTATCTGTAAGCTTTTGTTGAGTATCTGGCACCGCCTGATCATTATTAATCTGTGCATACAAATCTTGTCTTTCATCAAGCAATTCAGTGATTCGATCTTGAAGACGACCAATCTCAAAAGATTGTTGCACCGCCTGAGCTTTGGCTTTTTCTAGCTCTGCATCACGATGCTTTGCACATCTAAGCCAAGCATCCCAACGGCTATTCATGTTGCTTATTTCTTTTTGAGCAACTTCAGAAGGATTGTTTGATCTAGTCATAAACAGTTCATGCTCATGACTAAAAATAATGTCTCTTCTTCCTTTGTAATATTGGAAGGCATTCAGAAAAGCCTCTCTTTCCTTATTCAAATCTGTCATGCTGCCACCTTCGCTTTAATGCGCTCTTGATATAACTTTGCGTAGTACTCTTGAGCATGTGGAATTTTGTCTTTAAACTTTTGGATCATTGCTTCGTCACGTTTGTAGGTGACAGTTGTTAATCGTTCTCTTAAATCGATTCGCTCAACTAAATCAATTAGCTGCTCTCTATCATCCCAATCATTTGTAAGCTCGATAGGGCAAGGGAATAACCAGAAATCGACCATTGCTTGCTCACAGTCGTAAAGCCACATGTAGCCTTGCATCTGCCAGTCGTAACCAGCCTTCTTTGCCTTTTCTTCTGCCTCATCTTTAAAGAAAGGGTGAGTGCCAATATCCCAAGTGCATTTAGTGTCGATGATCAACTTGTTATTCAGATCAAGAATGTCGCATTCACCAGTAATTAATTCATTTTCCAAACGGCCTTCATGTTTTACATACTGGCGAAAACGAATCTTGCCAGACAGGCTAATTGCAATTTCTTCAAGCGCATTACCTTTAGCCGTGTACTGGTTGCCTTTGAAAGACTTGAACGTGGTCAAGTCCTCCTTAACAATTGTTCTGATCTCAGTCTTAGCTGTATCGCTAAGAACTGAGCCTTTAGTTTTAGGGTCGCCTACAAGTTTATGTAGGCTTGAGCATCGGAATAGCTTCATAGTGCATTTACCTCAGCTATTTGTGCATTAGTAAGTGCATAGCCTTCTAATACATATTCTTTAGTAACTGCATCGGCTTTGATCTGCTCTAAGAGAACCGGGAACTCATTGTCTGGTACAGTTGGTTTAACTTCCTGGACTTCTCCAACTTCCTTCACAGTGACATTTTTAAACCAGTCTTTAGGTGAACTCATGCCATCACGTAAGCTAGTGAAAATCTTGCGAAGCGCAACGATATTGGCTGCTGTAATAGCATCAAGACGACGCTGAATGTAATCTTCAATGTCTTTCTTGGTGACATTAAATTGCTCAAAGGCTACAACAAGTTTTTGCACAGCTTCTGGTGAAGTATCAGCACTTGCATGGATTGTCTTTTCACACTGATTAACTGCATCATCAATAACATCACCGGGTATTACACCTAAGATGCATGCACGTAGACGACGGGCACCATTGTTTGCAACCAATTCATAAATATCGCGTGGATCTGTTAATTTTTTAGATCCATTGCGTGTATAACGAATATGTGGAACCTGAAAAACCTTTGTTTGACGGGTATTTGTTTCAACATCCCAAGCAAATGCTTCAACTGTAGATTCGCCATTTTCAGAAGATAATTCACGGATACCGTACTGAATATTTCCCCAATTCTGAGCAAGCATTTCTGCAAGTCGAATTGATGGACCAGTTACTGAACTACCACCACGAGCATAAGAATAAACAGCCGATTGAGCTAAACCGGGACGCTGGCATGCGTTCATAATTCGGTCATAAGCTTCAATTGGGTTACGTGGGAACTGTTTAGCAATAACTAAAGCAGCTTGTACCTCTGCAATTGCACGTTGACTATCAGATTGAACTGTAGACATTGCTTGAGTAGTAGGAGCGGCTACTGCAAAAGGGTTTTGTCCTGAGTGTTGTACTGGCGCATTCATAATCTTCTCCTAGTTCTTTTCACTTGCTATGTATCTTTTAACTAAAGGGATGAGTTCTCTTTGAGTCGTTAAGTGGTCACCCTGAAACCTGTCATAAATTGGGTAAAACCTACCTTTCACTTCAACTTGTAGAACCTGAAAATCTCCTTTGCCGTCTCGATACTGAATTTGGTTTTCAATAAGCCAAGACTTGAATGCTTCTAGTCTTGACTTGTGGAGTAGGGCGCGTTTAGACATCACCCCCTCTCAACTCATTGATTTTTTCTCCTCTTGCCAGTTCTTCTAAATACTCATTCAGCTTTTGAATTTGAGTAGAAGTAAGGGCAAAGGGCATACCTTCGACTGCATCGACATAATCAAAGTCATCGACATGTGGTCGGCTACTTGAATCGACAGTCATTCTTGTGTAGTCCACATCTTTCCAGTCTTGATAGTCCAAGCCTTCGCCATATTCGAAAGTGTCGTTTTTCTCAATTCCTTTGACACTTGCAACGATGTAAATATGCTCAGCGTTTTGAACCGACAAGGAAAACTGAACAACGCCATCCTCAACACCTACATTCATCACTTCAAGGCTTGTGAATACAGCAGCATCAAACGAGATATTGGCTAACATATTCATGAGTTAGTACCTCGTATCTTTCTGAGTTGCTCTACGACTTGTTTTACTTCTGCCTCGGTGCGCCAAGCCCCGAATTGACACCAAACATCATCATCTTCAAACGAACGAACGAAGTGATAACCTTTCTCGGCTGATGGATAGATATGCCAGTATGTTTCCCCATCCTTCGGCTCAAAAGGCTTCGGCAGCTCAAGCTCAACCTTGATAGTTTGTGGTTTGAGGCGGAAATCAACACGAACATTATCAAAAATATCAAGATTGTATTTGCTCTCATCTAAGTCATACCAGTTGACACAATTTACATTCTTGATTTGAATATCAACTCCATTAGCCCACGCAAGCTTTGCCTCAGCACCGCTAATCAAGGCAGGGTCTTGGGTGGCGCGTTTCCAAAGCGTACTTGATTGATCAATCCCATCATCACCACTGACAAATTGCCATTCCCTATAAGCACTATTCCAAGATTTAGCAAAATTATCTCTATAGAAAACTTTATGACCTGTAGGCCACTGCATTAAACAATCGGCACCTTCTGGAATATCAATCCAATGTGGACGCACTGGCATATTTACTGACTGTTTTACTAAGGCATATCCATCTGTTGGATCTAAATATTCTTTGTAGTTATCCATGAGAGGGCTCCTTGTCATTGCCACCATTGAAGCCCTTTAGAGATTCAATTAAGTGTGCCTTTAAGCCTTCGAGTTCCTTTTCAAAATCTTCTGAACTAATGGTTGTACCAAGCATATAAAGGGCATGGTTTGCTACATTAAGAAGGTAGTCATTTGCGAATGACTCATGAGCAACCGCAAGGTGACCAGCAGAATGCGCAATTTGCAAACGGCTTTCTTCTACCGCTTTATCAATAACTTCTCTGAAATTATTCATCAGTTAGCTCCTTCCACTTGCACACGCACATACATGTTCTGTTTTGCTTTGAGTTCGTTGACGTGTTGTTCGTCGGCACAGCCTTTTAAGAATGCAAATGCAATGAAGGTGATAATCCAGAAAGCTACAAAAGCTTTCGAGCCATCCCTAAAGGCTTGGCTAAACTTGTACTTTTCAATTCTTTGATTCATACTTATCTCACTCTTTGAGTAGCCCCGCATCCGCCAAGATTGTTCGGGGCTTTTTATTGGTTGGTGAGATAATAGTAAACGTGGTGTTTACTGTAGTCAAGAAGAAAAACAAACAAATGTTTATTATTTTGTTTTCTTGTTTCTAAACATGCACATAAAAAAAGACCGCTTAAAGCGGCCCTTTTGAAACACTATGTTTATTTGTTTATGGAAGTGAGTTTTGTACATTAAATGCGTAAGCAACTACACAAAATTCCTGCTCCATTATGTCTTCTGCTGTTAGATATTCGTCTGGATATTCCTCTTTATTTTCACTAACAATCTTTACACCACCTTTTGGCAGTCTATATAAATACTTAAACTTAAATAAACCACCATGGTTGATAGCATAGATCTTGCCATCAACAATGCTAGTTCTGCCTACATCCACATAAACAGTAGCGCCATTATTTATTACTGGTGACATTGAATTTCCAAATGCCGTAAGTGCATAAGCATTTGAAGGATCAACCCCGTATTGCCTTAAAGTCGCTTTGCTTAATCTTAATTTTCTTGTTTCATTGCCGACCATTTCAGCTAAAGACCCCGAACCGCACGATACTAAAACTTCTTTATAAAAAGGTATTTCTACTTCGTCATTATCTAATGGAGTGTCTGTATCCCACTCTACTACTTTGGTGATATTGCTTTCTTCTTTTTTACCTTCACCAGTAAGAATCCAGTTGGCAGCAACGCCGAACTTAGCAGCAGCTTTCAATGCACCCGCTTTAGAAACCCCGCGCTTTTTCCAGTTTGTAATGGTTTGAGGGAACTCATCAATAGCCTTTGCAGTCTCTTCTTGTGACATTCCACTTGCTTCTAAAAGTCGTAACACCGATGGGTGGGTAGGCTTCTCTTGTTTCATCACAGTATCCAGGATTTCCATTAAACACATTATCTAAAAAAGTAAACACTTTGTGTTAAACAAATGATTTGACAATAGGAAACATGATGTTTACTATGTACTAAACAAATGTTTACTTGAGGCGACCATGTCAATTGAAGCTGACAAAGAAATTCTCTTGAAGCTTGGTGGCTCTACAAAAGTGGCAGAGCTGCTTGGCTTCAAAGATAAGCAACGTGTCCAGAACTGGATGAAGCGTGGAATACCAGCAAAGATCAAATTGCAGTACCCACACATTTTTTTAAACCCAAATATTCAAAGTCATAACGCTGCATAGGAATCACCATGAGCAAAGTATCTATCGAAATGTCAGCAAGTGCTAGAAACGCACGATCCATGATCTTGCAAAAACTTGCCGTCCTTAATAACGGTGATATTGCTGAAGAGCTTGGATTAGATGCAACAGTATTTTCAAAGATTAAAAATGAAAGAAAAAACAATGGCTTGACGGAACTTGAAATGTTTTGTGAGTTGTTGAATTTGATTGGATTAAAGATTGTGGATGCCGACGATGTTTACTGCTCAAAGGAAACAGCAGAAGCGACACGCGAGCTTTTGAAGAACTGCTTTAACTCACCAGAGTTTATGCGAATTTTATTCAAATAAAAAAGCCTGATTTCGTGGATCAGGCTCAGTGTTCAATCGGAGCGAACCAAATGAACTATTCAATATTAGCAGAAACAGAACTAAATCAAAAGATAAGTTTGTTTCAAAAAGCGGTTGAGGCTTATGTACGTCAACCTTCACTCATAACTGCGTCTGCTGTAGCTAAGGCTAAAGCTGAACTCGGTAATTATGCTTTGTGGGGTGTTTGATGGGTGCATTAAAAGTATTGCCTTTGGAGAATGTAGACATTCACCCAAGCACAGCAAAAAGAATTGAGCAAAAAGCCATGTCCAAAAAAGAAGATGGGTACACACCATTGCCTAACTTTGTTTGTGATGAGGGGTATTTAGCTGTTTTAAGTGGTGAAGCAATTAAATGTCTAGTTTTACTCAATAGACACATCAAAGGCTTTCATGAAGAAAACAAGGCTATTGGTGAATCCTTAATTTTAAAATTAGCAGGCTTTAAAGACAAAAGAACTGTCAGGAAAGCTATGTCTGATTTAGCAAAATACAACCTGGTAAAAATCACTAAAACTTTGGGTAAAGCCACAAGTTATGAAGTGACTTTTGAAGAGAGATTATCTCTTGAACTAGTAGCATCAAATGTTACTAGTGCATCTAAAGTAGTTACATCAAATGTACCTAGACTAGTAGCATCAGATGATACTGGAACTAGTAGCATCAAATGTCACTCTGTAAAAGAAAAGAAAATAAACTTAAAAGAAAGTGAGCAACAAGAAAATCCAGTTGATGAAGTTCTCAATATCTGGAAACCAGATTTACAACAATTGAATTCATGGATGCAAAGATCTGGTTTGCCAAAAGTATCTCAAGACCAGGTTGATCAACTTCTTCTTGAAATCAATCCTCACTATGAAAACAAAATCAACACTGGTGCAGTAACAAGCAATCAGATGTATTCAAACTTTGTGAAATGGGTTAAGCGTGATTACAAGCTTGTAGAGCGTTTATTCCAACAAGCTAGTGATGTTGTACAAAACATCCATCCTTCTGAACTCAAAGCAGATATGGGGGATTGGTAATGTCGAATATTCATAACATCCCAATGGAACAAGCAGTTCTTACAGCTTTGATGACTGTGGACAACTCGTTCGATGTTGTAAGCAATGATCTTGATGTTGAGTGTTTCTTTCCAGAACGCCATAAGCAAATCTTCCAGGCAATTGCTGACCTTGCCAATGAAAACAAGCCTTATGACTTCGTAATGGTTGAGCAGCAGCTTAAGCAGAAAAACGTAATTCATTTGATGGGCGGTTCTGAATACCTACTTCAAATGAGCAGTGAAGCGCCCTCAAGCTTTTACAACCTGGAGTCTTATGTTGCTGAGTTGAACAAGTTCAAGGCACATCGTGAAGTTGAGCATATCGGGCAAAGCATTGCAGAGATTGCTAAAGACTTAACAATCCCTGATGTTCACATTGCGGCAGAAAGCATCCTGGATGGAAAGAAAACTTCAAACGATGTTGAGAAGACTAGCTTCACATTTGAAGAGGCTTTGAACCGCGCTAGTGACCGTTTAATTCAAAAAGCAGAAGCTAAGGCGGCTCAAAAGTACACAGGGATTCAATTCAATTTGAAGCATCTGGACAACCTGGTTGGAACAATTCAGAAAGGCCATTTTTGTGTGATTGGTGGGCGTCCTGGTTCTGGCAAATCAACACTTGCGCAAATGCTAGCTATACAGACTGCAAAACACTATGGCGAGTCAGTCCTTTTCATTTCAGCCGAAATGGATGTTGAGACAATGGCCAACCGTTGTGTGTCAGCTTTGGCAAATATCCCGTATGACAACATCCACAATGCAGAACTTTATGACGGGATGCTTCAAGACTTTGTTACAGCTAAGAAGCGCTTTGAGCAGTTGCCTATTCATATCGAAGACAAGCAAAAACCGACAATTGCAGAAATACATTCATGGGCGCGAAAAGCTAAGCGCAAGTACAAAAAACTAGGGTGCATCGTTATTGATTATCTTCAGTTAGTACGTGACCCAAGTAAGAAAGACCGTTACCAGGAAGTGAGTTCAATTAGCCGCGACCTAAAAGCTTTGGCTAAGGAGTTTGATTGCCCTGTTATCGCTTTGGCTCAGCTTAATCGTGAGTCGGAGAAAGGCAAGCGCCCTAAAGCATCAGACCTAAAAGAATCAGGACAGATTGAACAAGACGCAGATCAAATCATCCTGGCAAATCCAGTTATGGGTGAAGACGACCTGCCATCAGGCGTAACAGAAATAATCGTTGCTAAAAACCGTCATGGAAAGAAAGGCGTAGTTCGAGTTATGGACCGCTTAGACATCTGCCGATTCGTGACTATTCGAGAAGAAGGAATGGCTGCATGAAACAACACAGCACAGTAGAACAATTCGAAAAAATGGCATTGGTTTTAAAGAACTCAATTGAAAAACGCGGCAAGACTTCTATCGCAGATATTCAAGAGTGGATCGGCTGTAATTATTCAAAATCAAAACGTTTCGCCTTGCAATTAAGAGAAGCTGGATATTTGCAATCTGATAATGCCAGACCAATGGGGCTCAAACCAACAGACAAAGCAAAACAATTATTTTGGGTGGCGATATGATCGAATCAATGACTCCAAGTATGTACATCAAGCAAGACTTTAGCGCAGAGATTGCTGCATGGGTTGCTCAAGGTAATCAAATTACAGTCCTAGGTCGTGGTGAGAGTACGCATAACAAAGCATTCAACAATGCGACTAAGAAGACTGCACAGGATGCTATGCGTCGAGTAATGGCTAATTCTGTAGCTCAGACACGCAATGCTAAAGACCCATTCTTTCAAGTTCGCATGAAGGCCAAACAGGAAGGCCAACTCTATTTTGATGGAAAGGCGTGTATTAAGTGCAAATCAACTAAGCGCTACGTTTCATCTAACAAGTGTCTCCACTGTGTCAATGAGTCTAACCGTCGTTACAAGGAGCGTATGGCATGCGTGTAAATAAACAGAATGAACCAGTCTTGTTCGGGGCAATGACTTACTCACAGATTATGAGACTTAGATCAGCTTATGAACTGGGAGTACGAGACCAAGAAACTCGCTTAGCTCACTCTCTATACAAGAAACTTCAAAGACGTGGCTGGTTGAAGCGTTTGAAGGCACGTAGCGCCATGACAGGACATGACAAGGAGGCGGTATGAAAAGATTAAACGTACTGGTTGCTTGTGAATATTCTGGACGTGTTCGTGATGCTTTTTCAGCTTTAGGTCACAACGCTATGTCTAGTGACTTACTCCCAACAGAAGCACCAGGTAATCACTATCAAGGTGATGTTCGTGATGTGTTGTATGGAGGCTGGGATCTCATTGTTGCTCATCCTCCTTGCACCTTTCTATCTGTAGCTGGCAATCGTTGGTTTAACGTTGATAGGTATGGGGAGAAAGCAATTACCCGGATGAAAAATCGCGAGCAAGCAATTGCATTTTTCAATTTGTTTACTGATCTGGAGTGCGAAAAGGTAGCAATTGAGAATCCAATTGGATGCATGAGCAAAATCTATCAAAAGCCTTCACAAGTAATTCATCCCTACATGTTTGGTGATCCTGAGCGTAAAGCTACATGCTTATGGTTAAAGGGATTACCAGCTTTACAAGCAACCAATGTGGTTGAGCCAAATATTGTGAAGTACAAAAACGGCAAAGGGACGGATAGTCCTTGGCATTTAGACACGTTAAAGCTGCCAGCAGAAGAACGCAGAAAAGCGAGAAGCTTAACTTTTCAAGGCATTGCAGATGCTATGGCAATGCAATGGGGTGGAGACGTGCGTCATTTAGGTTTGAGGGAAGCGGTATGAAACCAGAACAGTTTATTCGTGAGTTCGGGCCTAACACTTTCAGAATATCAATGTCATTTGTCAACACTGCTAAGTATTTGGTGGTTCATGAAGGTGAAATTGATTTTACAGATGAAATCAAGCCTCACCATGGCGATCGTGTATTTGAGCGTGATGTGGTTAAGCGTCTGGTGGAGTCGGTTGAGCTAATCAACTTGTTTGGCAGCATCAAGATAGCAAAAGACAAAGTGAAGATGGCTGATTTTAATGGATTCTTACTTGTCTCAGTTCCAATCGAAAACGGCTTGGCAGATGTCTATATCCATAAAGTAGAACAAGCCATCCGCGACCACGAATCAATATACGGAGGCGGGGATGAGTAATAAAAAAGACACTCCAGATGGCGCTACACACTTCTTTACTTCGTTGGGTGGTCAAACAAGATTCTTCAAAATAGAAAGCGGCAATCTAATGTGTTGGTACGAAGAACTAGGCGCTTGGAAACATCCGGCAGCTTCTAATTGGCTTATGAAAAATATAAAGGTGATTCCGTGAGTAGTAGAAAAATTAGATCAGAACTCAAGAAGAAAGGGATTCCCGCAGAAGTTCATTGGGAATACATGTCTGATTGTTATGGTGGTGGTGGTGCTTACTTTATTGACATAGACGCCGATACTGAAAACAAACTCTTAGATGCGGACCCTGATTGTGAGCCACAACTCGATGTTGGGTATGCAGAGAGCCTTGAAGAAGCTTTGGAGTTTATTGATCAATTGCCAAGTTTAAAAGGAGCCAGCCATGCGTGATTTTAAAGAGTTTGAACGTGGTGACTGGGTTGTCTTTGATACTTCAAAGCCATATTGCCGTTTACTGCCACCTTGCTTAATGAAATTTATTCAGATTGAAGACGGTGATGCTGTAGTTGAATCACAAGGCCGATGGAGCTTAGTAAGCCTGGCTGCGTTAAAACCTGCGTCAGAAGATGACATTGAAGCAGGCCACCGCATTGATAAACCCTCGAATTCAAGGGAATTAGAAATCCTAGACAAGCCAGAAAACCACATTTCGCCTAACTGCAAAGTAACTGAGGCGCACATTAACGAGGCTGACAAGCTCAATAGATTGGGGTGAAGAATGGATAAGTGTAGAGAAGAGTTTGAGAAGCAAAAGTACTGGATTGGGCTATTTAGAGCAGATGTCGACTTTGATATGACTCTTGGGAAATTTGGAAGATATGTTTCAAATGGTTCAAGAAGAATTGATGCAATGTACTTGGAGTCATTTAACGAAAAGTGGGAAGCATGGGCCAATGCATGGCAGCACCAGCAAGCGAAAGTGGAGGAGCTGCAAAAGCAATTAAGTGAATACATATTTGTATCGGAAACGCTTGATGAAATGTATGTGAAAGAAGTCCAGAAAAGTGACGAGCTGCAAAAGCGGGTGGATGCGGCACTAAAACTAATCGAATCATGGAATGAAATTGCTTTTGATAAAACCACTCATTGGACAGAAGGTTATGAAGAAGGGTGTTACCACTGTGCAGCGCAGTTAGAGCAAGCGCTCAAGGGGGAAGGATGCCAATAACTTACCTAGACCAAAGAAATCATTATGTCTGGACTACCTTGTCACCAAAGTTCATTGCGCCATATTGCTGCAATGTTTGCTCTGAAACGATTCTGAAAGAAGGCAGTTGGCTTTGCGATTATCCAGTTAATGGAAAAACTTGTGATGGTGTGCTTTGCAATGTTCATGCATACAAGATTGCAGAGCAAGTGCCAATGAAGGATGAAGACGGCAACTTTGTTGATGATGTGCATGTTTGCCCAGCTCACTATGAAGAATGGAAAAGACTAGGACAACCAAAGTTTTGGGAGCGTGACAAATGACCACATTCAAAGACTCACAACGCATTAGATCAAAACCAGTGGCGCGTTCTAGCGTGCCATTGAAGCATAGACAAGGTGTTAGCAAGGGCGAAGCAATGCTTTGCCGTCAGCTAGATGTGATGAAGATCGCTTATGAGCAGGAGTTTAGATTCCATCCCGAGCGTCGTTGGAAGGCTGACTTTCGAATTGAAGGATACATGATCCTAGTTGAAGTGGAAGGCGGTGCATTCAGCAATGGACGTCACACAAGAGGCGAAGGCTACACAGCAGACTGCGAGAAATACTCAGTTGCAGCTATTCACGGATGGACTGTAATTCGCGGCACAACAAAGCAAGTTCAAAGCGGCTTAGTGCTCAATTGGATTGAAGAAGCAATGAAACGGTTGAAGGTGGCGTGATGGAACTAAAAGAAGACAAAGGCTTGCAGTACATCCTCTTCGGATTGCTGCTAATCATAATCGGTTCAATCGGCAAGTTAGTAAGTATTTGGATGTAAGGGGATAAAAATGAATGCAGCAGTAGTAACACCAGTAATGGATTGGAACAAATACACAATTGATGGATGGCTAGAGCAGTTCGGCGCTTGGTGTGAAACTGTGCGCATGAAAGGAGGAGATTTACCAGATGGATTGCATATCAATCAGATCTATTGGTTGATGCGTGAAGCAGGGAAGGAAGTGCCAAGAGGCAAGTCTTACATCCGTTGTGAGATTAATGATTTTGAGGCGGATCAAGTGCAGACACTGTTACGAAGCATACTGCGGTCAGAGAAGGTTGATTATCAAGCTAAGTATGCAGTGATGTGTTTGATTAAACATAAGGTCGAAAATCGATCTTTAAGTGCGGTGGCTGGCATTACAAATCAGTCTAAAGCTCAGGTAAATATCATGGTCGGATGTGCAAGATTTTTTCTTCACGCACATGATAAAAGATTAAGAATATCATGAGTTTAATTGTATTTATGGTATAATATTTAAGCAAGCCATACAGGTGCTACCAACACCTATATGGCTCTAATCAAATTGAAATTGAGGCTCCAAAATGACTGTGCGCAATAATACTTGCGTAGCCACAGCTATGCAACGTCGTCACCAAAATTTTATGAAACTCCTAGAATTGACCTATGAGGACTTCGATTATGATTTCTCAAGGGTTGTATTTGATAAGGATGTGAACTCCACTGTAGAGATCAAGTGCCCTAAACATGGCTGGATAAGAACCAGAGCTAAAAAGTTATTAGCAGGCAGAGGGTGTGTTGCTTGCAATGAAGAAAGCTTAATGGATCAAGGGGCAATGATTTACCTAATCCGTTGTTATGATGATCAAGAGGAATTCTACAAAATTGGAATTACTACAAAATCGTTAGAAACTAGGTTCCCTGATGAAAGCAGCCTGCCATATGATTTTGACGTATTAAGTTTGCAGAACGGAGATAGAAAGAAGCTTTACAAATTCGAGACGCTACTATTGCGACTTTTGGAAAAATACCGATATACACCTAAGAAGCATTTTTGTGGTCGCACCGAGTGTTTTAGCAATATTGACCTAATTAGGCAGAAATTTAATATTTTTGATGCATTTGGTGTTGACTCGTTTAAACGCGCGGTATAATATTTCTGGTATAGTGCGCTTGAGTAGTCAGGTTCACTAGCGTTATTTAAAAAGCTCATCATCCGATGGGCTTTTTGCTTTTTGGAGCATTTGAAATGGGCAATACTTGGCATGCTGATCAAGATAATAATATGCGCCCTGATATTGAAGGCTTGCCATGTCCTTTTTGCGGATGTACACATGGCTTAGCTGTAGATTCAGATTCTCATGACTTAAAAGAACATGGTGTGATTTGGTCTGCCCGTGCATTTTGTCATGAGTGTGGTTCACAAAGCCCAAGTACACATATTACAACTTGGCCTAATCATCCATTAAGTGAAGAAAGTATTTATGTAGATTGGGAAAATGAAAGAGAAGTTGTAAACCTTGCGGTTAAGATCTGGAATACCAGAATGTAGGAGGTTCACATGCTCCGAATAATTAAGCAGGTATTCTGTTTTCATGTTTGGGAATATGAATCCGACATGTTCAATCAGAAAGAATGCAGAAAGTGTGGAAAGATTAAGTGTTTGTAGCCCTGTCGTTTGACGGGGTTTTCTTTTTTGGGGTGTTTATGAATCGAAAACAAAAGAAAGCAAAGCGTTTGAAGGTTTTGAAGAACCTCAGTTTATTAAAGGGTTAAAGGTCGGCATCTGGCTTACATTCTGTGCTGCAATAATTTGGATATTCTGGCATTTCTTGGGGTGAACATGGACACAATCGAAGCGAAGAAGAATTTAAATGCTTTGTGCAATGAAATAGAAAAGCTTCAAAACCTTTCACGTAGTTTGATGACTGCGAAAGAGATGCTTGATATAGACGCGAAGATTAAGCGACACAAAGACCAAGTGAAGAACATTAGAAGTAACCTTCATGCGTGATGCAAAGCGTCTTGCTGCAATAAGAAAATTACCCTGTGCTATGTGTGGTAGAACACCAGTAGATGCTGCTCACAGCAATCAAGGAGCGCACAACAAAGGCATGGGATTGAAGGCTTGTGATTCAAAGACAATCCCACTTTGTAGGCAACATCATATCGAATACGACCAACTGATAACAATGACAAGAGAGCAAGCAGTTATCTGGTTTGATGCAATGTTAGAAAAAACAGAGCGGATGCTTAATCTTAAAGATGATGAGGTTTTTTGATGAGTAGGACTCGAAAAGGCAGTAAGCCTCAAAATTGTGACTATGAGTATTGGTCTAAAAGAGTTGGGAATAAAGGTGGCGGACGTGGATTGGGTCGCCAAACCAAGAAAGAAACACTATCTAGAGAGCGCATGTTAGGTAAGGAGGCTCTTATCAGTGAGCTTAAAGAGCAGGATGTTTTTTGATATGCTTAAAATATCATAAGAGGGTTATTTCATGACACTTGATAAAATTAAGATAGAAGCGCCACCAAATGCCACTCACTACAGAATAAATAAAGCTGGTAATGCTCGCTATTATCGAAAAGATTGTAGTGACAATTGGATAGTTTATGTTGATTGGCGTTACCCAATGCGATGGGAAACCACAAATTTAATAGACAACATCAAGCCACTCAATTGAGTGGCTTTTTATTGAGGTGGGTATGGAAATTAATGGGAAAACAGTTCCTTTTACTGCTACTCACTACAATAGCGAGACAGGCGAGTTCTTAAGGATAGGTAAAGGCGAATATGCCCAATGTCTAGTAAACGGCAGATTTTGGGTAGAGTGCGCGACTTTAAGAAATCACCAATTACCTTTAGATAACTTCATCCCAATTAGCTACAAATATCGCCGAATATTTAAAACAGGTTTATCACGAGATTTATGTAATATCCGCTTGATGTGGATTGGTAGTAGTTATCGTATTAGATGAGGTCAAAATGGAACCACGATTCGTCATCAAAAACCATTCTGACATCAACTATGTGACGAACTATTTAAATAAAAACCATGCAGAAGCGGCAATTGAAGGGAAGCCTTTGGTTGTTACTATTAAGCCTCAAAGCACGAAACGATCTCTAAACCAAAATGCCTTGTATTGGGATTGGATGCAAGAAATCCAGAATAAGACAGGGCAAGACAAAGAAGACTGTCATTTTGAATTTAAGAAGAAGTTCTTAATTCACATTCTTAGACGTGATGATCAAGAATATGCCGAGATGTGCCATGCAATCACCATGCTCAAGCAGTCTGAATCAGAACAATATGAAGCAGTGGCTAATGGTGTAATTAGAGAGACCTCCACAACAAGACTAAGTACAAAACAGTTCTCTGAATACATGGGATTAATACAAGCTTATGCTTCAAAAGAGTTGGGTGTATTTCTTAAATCGCCTGATGATCCAATTTAAAAGTTTTGGTATAAAGAAATCTCTTTATAACTATTGAGATATAAGAATGTTTGTAAGACACAATAATGTAATTATTAATACATCAAAGATTACTTTCATTACAGTCCGTGAGCCCTTGAAACACTTGATTGTTCATTTTGAAGGGGACAGCCAAAAAACATTAGAGTTTGAAAGTTTGGAGGCTATGGAAGGTTTTTATCAATACTTAAATGCAGACTAAGTGGCCGCCGAAAGGCGGTTTTTTAATGGGTGTCGTTATGGCCTGTAAAGGATGTGAGGAACGTCGTGAGTGGATCAAACAACAATTCGAACTGTTTAAAGAAAGATTGCAGTTGCGGAAACAAAGAAGTACTACATCTGCTCACTCAGATAGTGGAGCAAAACACAACACTGATTCAGCAGGTAGCACAGAAGGATCAAGTGATACTGGCAGCGCTGGAACAGAACAATGAGTTGCTAATGCAGCTTAGTGAGCAAGAGTCTGTTGTGTCATATACCAATAAGACGTTGGATTAGGAGCAGACAATATGATCTCTGATGCGTACAAAATGAATGAAGAAATATTAGAAAAAGCTAGCCTTCTTTCACATCAAATCTATGAGCGCTTAAACACTCCAAGTATTAAGCGTAAGACCTTAGAGTATGAATTGGTTCAGCTCATCCAAAGTCATATGAGCAATGGACTGGACATTAAGTCCATTCTTATTGATATGAGTAATGATGGAATAAATGCGAGTGTATATCTAAATGAAACTACAAACACTCAAGCCGAGACTACAGATAGAACGTGCCTCAAGTAAGAACAATTGGGGTTCAGGTCGTGGTGGTCGTCCTTGGCGTAGACTTAAAGCAAAGATACATCTTAGAGATAAGTACACATGCCAATGCTGTGGTGTAGTCACCATGGAGTTAGAGCTTGATCATATTGTGAATGTGGCTCAGGGTGGTGGCGATGATGAGAGCAACCTTCAATCGCTATGTGTGCCTTGCCATAAAGAGAAGACGTTGAAGGAGAGTAGGCAATGATCAATGAAGAATTATTAGAGCAACTTGAATCGGTTGCTAACTTTATGCGTGGCATGCAGTTTGATCCACGTATTCCAGTTGATACGAAAGAAGCTTTAAACAACCGCGTACAACGAATCGATGAAATTGTTGAGAAGTTTCAGGAAGAATAATTCTTAGAAAGGCAGGGGGGAGTCAAAAGCTCTGAGAGCTAAGTGCTCGGACACCGCCCGCCCTCTCACTTATAAAAAAATTTCCCATTTCATAAATATGTTAAAGGAGGGTATATGGCTTTAACAGAAAAAAAGAAGGCATTTGCCCTCGCAAAACAAAAAGGCAAAGATAATAAAGAAGCTGCAATTTTGGCTGGATGCCCTGAAAAGACTGCATCTGCGGCAGGTGCGCGATTAGCAAAAGATCCTGATGTTATTGCTTATCTTGAACGACTTGATAAAGCTACTCCTGAGCAAGTTGTTAAACATGACGTTAAACCGTTAACAACCAATACAACTATTCAGGCCGCTAAGAATCTTGCAGACCCATTAGCTTTTTTAGAGTCCGTCTACAGCGACCCTGTCGAAGACATGGCATTGCGGGTTCGTGCAGCACAGGCCGCCCTCCCATACGTCCACGGCAAAGTGGCTGAAAAGGGCAAGAAAGAAACCAAAGAGGATGCTGCTAAGGCGGCAACTAAATCGGGTAAGTTTGGCACTTTGAACAACCAACTGCCTAGTTAAAGGAGGTTTAGATTGTGGACTGGATTAAGCTAGATAAGCAAAAACCTAATGAGGGTCAGGCTGTAATTGTATGGATTGACAAGCCACAATCTCCGCCCAATATAAAAACTGGTATTTATTATAAATGGCAATCATATTGTGATGGCAAGATGACTGCTGAAGGGGATAGTTTTACGGGATTGTCCTCACAAGATGAAAGCCAAGTAAAGCTTTGGCAACCACTATTAATTCATGAACCCAGAACATGAAATATATACCGCCTTCGGGCGGTTTCTTATTTGATAGCCAATTGTAATGTCTACAGTGTTGCGCAGCATGGGGATGGACACACCCTCAGTTGGCTATCAAATAGGGGAAAGGAGATAGGCATGAATGGTTCAAAATATTATGTTGGAGATTTTGTTCAGGTGGTTTCTGTCGGCGCAACGCTGCCAGAAGATTTGATTGGACAGATTTTCACTGTAGTTAGTAAAAACTGGAACTTGCTTGTATTGCGACCGCATACAAAATCCGATTATGCGAATTTACATATTACTGCGGATTCCTTTCGTATGTATAAGTCACTAAAGGCAAGACACATAGAGCATAAACTTAAAGACGACACTCCAAAAATTAAATTCATAATTTAAATAGCCGCCCACAAGGCGGTTTTTTATTGGACAAAATAAATGACCGCAATGCTTCCAGAATGGACAACCGCTTGCCCTGACTGGGAGGAGCGAATTGTTACTAAAAAGTCGCTCATGCCTTGTGAGCCATTATTCCCAAAAGTTGCAGATGTTGCTGAGCGAATTTTTAAAGAACTAATTCTTGTTGATGTGATGGGCAGCCCTAAGATGGGCGATGTGACATTGGATTGGGTGATTGAGTTTGTCCGAGCAATCTTCGGTGCATACGATCCAAACACGAAACGTCGATTAATTCGTGAGTTCTTTCTTCTAATTTCAAAGAAGAATACTAAGTCCACTATTGCAGCAGGTGTAATGCTTGTTGCGTTGCTGCTTAATGACCGACTATCTGCCGAGCTAATTATCTTAGCGCCAACTAAGGAAGTCGCAGACAACAGCTTTAATCCGATTCGTGACTTCATTCGAGCGGATGAAGAACTAAGTGCAATGATAAATGTATCTGAGCACACAAAGACAGTTACTCATTTGGGCACAGGCGCAACACTGAAGGTTATCGCGGCAGAATCCAATGCAGCAGCAGGTAAGAAAGCTTCAATTATTTTGATCGATGAGGTATGGCTCTTTGGTAAGCGGGCTAATGCTGAGTCAATGTTCCGAGAAGCAAAGGGCGGTTTGGCATCTCGACCAGAAGGTTGCGTAATCTATCTGTCTACCATGTCAGATGAAGTGCCATGTGGTGTATTTAAGCAGCTTTTAGACTATGCCCGTGATGTACGGGATGGAATAAAAGAAGATAAAAGCTTTTTGCCTCTTATCTACGAATTCCCAAAGTACTTAGTTGAAGCAGGCGAACACTTAAAGCCTGAAAACTTCTACATCACAAACCCAAATTTGGGTGCTTCGGTTGATCTTGAATATCTAATTTCAGAGTTTAAAAAGGTTAAAGACGCTGGCGAAGAATCACTTCGAGACTTCTTAGCCAAACACTTAAACATTGAAATTGGCATGAACCTTCGTGCTAACCGGTGGGCAGGTGCTGAGTATTGGAATACTCAAGCTAAAGATATCCAAATTGACCAACTAATTGAGTTATCAGATGTTATTACATTGGGCATCGATGGTGGTGGGCTTGATGACTTACTTGGCTTCGCTGCTTTAGGTCGTTTAACAGAAGATCCTCGTATCTGGTGGCTATGGAACCATGCATGGGCAAATAAGATTGCTTTAGAGCGCAGAAAAGAGAATGTCCCTAAATATGATGACTTCAAGTCTGAGGGATCTCTTACAGTGGTTGACCGAATTGGCGACGACATTGACCAACTTGCATCAATTGCCAAGAAAGTTTATGACAGTGGCAAGCTAAATAAGATCGGACTAGATCCGTTGGGCTTAGGTGGCCTTTTAGATGGCCTGCTTGAAGCAGGAATCCCAGAGGAAAGTATGTTCGCTGTGCCTCAAGGCTACAAGCTTATGTCTTACATCCTCACCACAGAGCGCAAATTAGCAGAAGGCAATCTCTTCCATGCAGGCCAACAGCTAATGACTTGGGCAGCAGGTAATGCCCGTGTCGTGATGGTTGGTAATGGTATGCGAATAACCAAGCAAGAATCTGGTGTAGGAAAGATTGACCCATTGATTGCCACATTTAACGCAGTTGCGCTCATGTCCATGAATCCAGAACCAACAAACAAAGAATATAACGTCTTTTTCGTCTAATTAAATTGTTAACTCAAAGCTCGCTAAATGCGGGCTTTTTCTTTTTTAAAGGAGAGCTTAATGCCTGCTCTACAGAAATCATTTGGCTCTTTTGAAATCAAGAGCACGAACGAGGAAAAGCGAACTTTTAAAGGGATTGCAAGTACACCAAATGCAGACCGCGCAAAAGACATCATGGTCCCAAGTGGGTCTAAGTTCGAGCTTCCTATGCCGCTTCTTTTTCATCATGACCATAGCGCTCCGATTGGGCAAGTGATTGATGCAAAGGTGACTGATAAAGGAATCGAAGTAGAAATCTACATTCCTGAGATCAAAGAAGAAGGGAACTTAAAAGCCCGTGTCGATGAAGCCTATCAAAGTCTCAAGTATGGACTAGTTAAAGGGCTTTCAGTTGGGTTTTTAGCCGATTGGGAACAAGCCGAATTTATCAAAGGTGGTGGCATCCAGTTTAACGAGTGGGAGTGGTACGAACTCTCATTGGTGACCATTCCATGCAATCGCGACAGTTCAACAGATTATTCAAAAGCTTTCGAGGAATACAAAGCCGCGTTGGGCAATACACCTCAGAAACCCGCAGCAGATGGCGATTCATCTGAGCAAAAACACGTAATTGTAAATCTATCTAGCCCAACAAAGGGTGGAGTAAAACTATGAATGAATACTTAAAAAAATTGCTAAAGGCATTAGCTGAAAAGAACCAAGCAATGCAAACAGCATTATCTAAGTCGGCCGCAGCTGGTACTACACCAGATGAAGAAACCGAAAAAGAAATCCAAGCCCTCGAAAAAGAAATTGCAGCAATTGAAGTCAACATCGAGCGCACTAAAAAGCAAATTGCTGCTACTGAAGCTGCTGCTGAAAATGCCACTCCTGTTGCTGGTGATAATCCAGAAGAATCTAAAAAATCTGCAAAAGGTGACCCAGATCCAAAAGGCGACAATAAGATTATTGTTAAGTCAAACCTTCCTAAAGGTGTTGGATTTGCGCAGTATGCACAAGCAAAACTGATTTCTCAGTTGAATGCTAAAGAAGGTCGCTTCGAGTCGCCATTGGAAGTTGCTAAGAAAATGGGCTTTGGTGAAGAAGTTCAAGACTTAATTACTAAGGCGACTCTTGGTACTACGACTGATTCAGGTTTTGCAGCGACATTGGTACATGAGAACCATTTGGTTGGTGAGTTTGTTGAATTGCTTCGCCAAGCTACTGTCTTCGATAAGCTTCAAGGCTTCCGTGCAGTTCCTTTCCGTTCAAAAATTCCTTCTCAAGTAACAGGTGGTACGGCTTCATGGGTTGGTGAGGGTGCTGCTAAGCCACTTACAAACCCAACTTTTAGTGAAGTAGAAATCGGAGAGCACAAGCTAGCTGCTATTACGGTTTATACCCAAGAGTTGATGCGTCGCTCAGATCCTTCTGTAAGCGTGTTGGTGCGTGATGACCTAATTGCTGCAAGTGCGACATTGGTCGATAACACCTTCCTTGATGCTGTAGCAGCTTCTTCAACTCGTCCGGCTGGTGTGCTTAATGGTGTAACCATGACGCCAAACACTGGTGAGACGGCAGCTGCATACGAAAAAGATTTACTAGCATTGATCAACACTTTCGTTACTAACAACCTAAGTTTAGATGGCGCTTATTTCTTAATGTCAGAAACACGTGCAGCACAAATCGCGTTGTTACGTGATGCATTGGGTAATTCTTACTTCAACGGCATGGCATTACGTGGTTCTCGTACCTTGCTTGGTATTCCTGTAATCACTTCACAAGCACTTGGCAACAAAATCATTCTTGTGAAAACAAGTGAAATCTTACTTGCACAAGATGGTGGTGTGGATGTTTCTTATAGCGACCAAGCGACATTAGTTGATGGTGGAACGACTCACCATTTATGGCAAGAAAACAAATTTGCTGTACGTGTAGAGAAGTTCATCACTTGGGCTAAGCGTCGCCCAGTGGCCGCAGCTTATCTGGACTACACAACTACTCCATAAGTTGAAGTATTGAACTCAAAACAGCTCCTTAATTGGGGCTGTTTTCATATCTGAGCAATGAGATTTCATTGTTGAGCTATGGGAGCAGCTATGAAAATTGAATATTTACAGGTTATGCATGACGCCAATGTAGGCGATATCAAAGAAGTAACCGATTTTGAAGCAAATATCTTGATTAAAACAGGTGTTGCTAAGCCTTATGAAGAACCTAAAAAGGCACCAAGCAAACCTAAAAAAGAAGTAAAAACTAGCGAATAAAGGCGGTAAAAATGGGCATTTTTGACTGGTTAAGAGGTAAAAAGAGCTTTCAAAGTGTCCATAGTGCTGGGCAGACTTGGAATAGCCTATTTGTGCAAGAGCCATACTCAGGTGCTTGGCAGAAAAACGACGAATTAACACGTGATGACCTTGTCGCGTCTTATGCTGTTTTCGCTTGTGTAAGCCTTATCTCAAAAGATATTGGTAAATTGCCAATTTTATTGAAGCGCAAGAAAGAAGGTGTGTTAGTTAATGTTGATATCCCTGAAAAGCTGCGCGTTTTAAAGAAACCAAACAATTATCAGACTTGGCAGCAGTTCCAAGAGCAGTGGACTTCTAGTTTATTGCTACGTGGTAACACCTATGTGTGGAAACTACGTGATGTTTTTGGTGAAGTCTACCGAATGGTAGTGCTAAACCCTGATCTTGTTTGTCCTTTAGTTGATGACTATGGCAATGTGTTTTATCAGTTCAATACAGACCGCTTAACGCAAACCGAATCTGTCATTGTTCCTGCCTCTGAAATCATCCATGACCGCATTAATGCTTTCTATCATCCACTTGTTGGTTTATCACCAATTATGGCTTGTGGTATAGCAGCAGGGATGGGTGTGAAGATCATCAAAAACGCTGCAAACTTCTTTGGGAATGGAAGCAGACCGGGTGGAATCCTGGTTGCTCCCGGATCGATCACGAAAGAAAAGGCCGAAGAAATCCAAGCTCGTTGGAACACGAATTATTCTGGTGCGAATTTCGGAAAGACTGCGGTCATTGGCGATGGTATGACTTATACCGCTCTAGGTATGAGCGCTGCTGACTCTCAAATGATTGAGTTATTAGAAATGTCTGGCCGTGTGGTTTGTAGTGTATTCAATGTTCCACCTTTCAAGATTGGCATTGGCACTGTTCCAGACGATTCAGAGAAGGCTAACGGGATTTATTATTCTGACTGCCTACAAGCCTTAATCGAAGCACGTGAAAACTTATTGGATGAAGGTTTAGACCTGCCATCTTCTAAAGTTGAGTGTTTCCTTGATATCGACACGCTGATTCGCATGGATTCTGAACGTTTCCATACTATGGTTCGTGATGACGTGAAAGGTTCATTGCTTACACCTAATGAGGGACGAGCAAAAATTGGAAGATTACCTTTACCGGGTGGCAACACTATCTACATGCAACAGCAAAACTACTCACTTGAGGCACTGGCTAAGCGTGATGCCAAAGAAGATCCATTTAATCCAGCATCTAGCGCTTCACAGTCTACGGAAACACCGAAACCCGATGCAGAACAGCTAGAAGGTAAAAACGCGCTTAAATCGCTTTATACGGGCGTTTTTAAAGATGATGTTGCATATAAAAAAGGGCAGTTCGTCACTAAAAATGGCTCGTTATGGCATGTTGAGAATGACCATTTAGGCGAATTTGATCATAAAAACTTTAAATTGTGCGCGAAGGAGTGGACAGAATGAGCATAGTTACACTTGCAGAAGTCAAAGAACACCTTCGCTATGACGATGATTCAAATGACACGAACTTAGAAATCTATAGAAAAGCGGCTGAATCGGCCGTTTTACGCTATACGGATGTGATTCACCATGTTGAGCCATATCCAGAAGAGTTCCGTTTAGCTGTGCTCGTATTTATTGGATATTACGACAAACACCGTAACGCCGAAGCAGATGCGCCAGTGAATGGCAATTTTATGCCACAGCCAGTGCAATCTCTTCTATTTACTTATCGAACGCCTACGGCTGTGTGAGGTATTTATGGGACAAAACGCAGGTGAATTACGCCATCGTGTAACTATTCAGCACTATACCGAAGGTGGTCGTGATGAAGACGGCTTCCCAATAGAAGGCGGTTGGTCTGAGTACAAAAAGCTTTGGGCAAAAGTCACACCATTATCCGCTAAAGATTTAATTGCAGCGCAGGCTGACCAATCAGAAGTAGTGGCTCGAATGAAAATCCGCTATCGAGAAGATATCACTACAAAGATGCAAGTCATTTGGAAAGGGCGAATATTCTCAATTAAAAGCCAAGCTCTAGATGATAGTGAAGACTCATACACTTATTGTACTTTCTTGCTGGGACAAGGGCTTGAAAAGCCTAAATAGTGTATAATATTTTAGTGGCTAGGCTGATCACCGAACACTGTTTTACCTGAACAGTTGCCACAACCATAAACAGGTATTGCAGAGGTGCAATTATGAGCAATAAGAAGAAGTCCCCATATAGTGATTACCTTAATTGTCAAATATTTGAAGGCGATATAATACAGCATCCATCAGGTGAAAAGGGCACTGTTGTATTTGAACAAAGAAGTGAAAGCGATTCAGATAACTGGCTTGTTCAATATGAGGACGGAATTAAATCGAGATTATGTCTTCAAGTTGGAGATAAAGGCCAAGCATATGTAGTTGAGCCTGATGATATTGTTGCTAGATTTGGCGGTAAAGCCAAAGTAGAAGAGGCTTCAAAAACTAAAGCGATTGATGATGTTTATTGTTGGGAGCTTGGCAAGTGGTTTAATCATCAATATTGGGTAGCACAGATGGCGAGCACTCATACTGGTGTGACTCTCCGTGAATTGGCAATTGCTGCAAAAGTATAAGGATTGGTCATGAGTAAATGCTTTCTAGGCTGGAATGACAAGCTAGTCGAAATACATATTAAAGATAGTGTCCAACTCTCTGATATAAACATTGATTTTACTTTCTACCCATGTGGACAGGAAGGTGATTTCTTTGAATCTGAGGCTGATAAGTACATTGTGGTTAAAACCCCTAGAGCCTGTTATCGCTTCGAAATTGAAGAATTGTCAAAAGAAACGGATTTCAGCACTAAAGGTTTAATAGAAACAAAAGTGCATGCCAAATATCGAGAATCCCAACTAGTTTTAACTTAACCGCCTAATGGCGGTTTTTTACGTCAGGAGAAACCCTATGGCCGATGTAGACGTAAAAATCGAAGGGCTAGATGAAGTCTTGCGTAAGATGGGTGTCTTAAAAGATAAGCGCAAGATTCGTAATGCAGCCATGAGAGCAGCCCGTAAAGGCATGAATGTTGTCCGTGATGCAGCAAGACAAAATGCAAAAGCCATAGATGATCCTGAAACGGCTGAAAAGATTTGGCGAAATATTTCCGTATCAGCAGGAAAAACCAAATCACTTGATTTAGTGCAGATGCGGGTGGGTGTCCGTGGAGGTGCTTCATATTCAAACCCAACACCACCTAATACAAGTGGTGGGGACACCAGATACTGGCGCTTTCTTGAATACGGAACGTCAGAAATGCCTGCAACTCCCTTCATGCGCCCAGCACTAGCAAACAATGTTCAAAAGGTCACAGACACTTTTAGTCAGTCTTTCAGTGCTGAACTAGACAAGGAAATAGTAAAACTATGAGCTTTCTTCCAATTTATCGAACTCTTAATGCTGATGCTGCGGTTAAGGCTATTCTGGGCACTGATTTACGTGTTTATGAAGATCTAGCGCCTTTAGATACGCCTACACCTTATGCAGTGTGGCAAACAGTAGGTGGCAATGCTGAAAACAACCTAGATTGTCCTGCGCATGTTGACCACGTCATGTATCAAATCATTGTCTACGACACACAACAAAAACGAGCCTATGAAGCGCGTGAAGCAATCCGCAAAGCCTTAGAGCCACAAAGTTATGTCTTAAACCCAAGCATTAATAACTATGAGAAAGATACAAAGCTCTATTCACGTGGCTTTGATGCCAATTGGTTTTTAGACCGCTAAATCACACAACAAACCTGATCTACTTTTAAGCGAACCTGCCCTTAGTGGCAGGTTTTTTATGCCTGAGTGTTTTATTTGCATTCTGCATTCAGGCTCAACACAACTCTAAGGAGTAAAAATATGAATGCTATGTTAAAGCCGATTGAAATTGTAAAAGTTGAAGATGGAGAACCAATGACAAGCACATTGCAAATTGCTTTAGGTTTAGGAATTCAACATGCAACAATTATTAAGTTGGTAAGAACCTATATGCCAGACTTTCAGGAATTTGGCTTGGTCAGATTTAAAATCCAACCAAGATTGGAAGGTCAGCATGGTGGTGGTGATGTTAAGTTTGTTCCCTTAAACGAGCAACAAGCAACATTCTTGATGACATTGATGCGAAATAGTCCCCGAGTAATTGAATTCAAGAAAGCACTGGTCAAAGCCTTTTTTGAAACACGTGAATTTATCCGATCACAAGACCAAAGTTATAACAATATTCACAACAAACTATCTTTACAGCTTGATCTTGAGAAAGCCGATGCCAGTCTTGCTGGCAGCATTCTTGGAAGTTATCGCAAGAAAAGAGACCTTCTAATGGCAGCAATAACCGAGGTCGAAACACTGATGCAACCATGCTTATTTGATAGCGAGACAATTTAAAAAATGAAAACAACTGAAGAATATGCATATCAACTCAGCCTTGAGTTATTCAAGAACTGTGAAACATTTAAAGAAAAAGAAGCAGCCATCGAAGAAGCTTGGAATCTTGCCATGAAGTTCACAACTTTTGGCACCCTTATTCTGGAATATAACCAGAATTATGGCTTAGTAGATCCTCTTCCAAACCACTGCATACCTTAACCAATAACCCAAATCCACACCGCCGAAAGGCGGTTTTTTATTGCCTAAAATTTGAGGAATGACTCATGACTGTAATGCGCACACAAGGCACAAATGTATTTCTATTCGATGGCACAGCTATCACGAAAGCCGTTTGTATCACTGGTATTGATCTTGGTAGTGATAGTACAAGCAAGATTGAAAACACATGCTTAGAAGAAACAGATTCTAAAGCTTATTTAACTGGCTTGAATGATCCGGGTGATGGTTCTATTACTTTTAACCTAGATCCAGAAAAAGAAAGCCATTTAAAAATTTTGGAATTGGCAACAGCTCGTACACCTTTAACAATTTACATTGGTGGTAGTGATGGCACAGCAGAGCCAACTATCACAACCGGCACAGTAACTTTGCCGACTACACGTACCTTCTGGTCATTCCAAGCAACACTTGCCCCATCAACTCCAACATTTGAAGCTGACTCCCTCGTAAGCTACCAAGTCACTATGCAGCGTAGCACTGGTGTTCAGATTATTCCTAAAGCTTAATCAATTGCCCCGTAAGGGGCTTATTTTATGGTGAAAAGAAAAATGGCTAAGAAAAATACGGCATTAAGTTTAAAAGATATTGCTCAAGGCGCATTGATCGGCGAAATCCGCGAAGCAGTAGTAGAGTTTCTGCACAATGGCAAAACAGAAACAGTGGATGTGCGACTTAAACAGCTACCATTTGCAGTGACCGAGCCACTGTATACACGCCTACAAAAAGGTGAAAACGTATTTGCTGAATGGGTGTCATTATGTCTAGTTGACGAAAATGGCGATACTTACTTGACTAAAAAGCAGGTTGAAGAGAACTTTACCCAGCCTCTTGCAAATGCTTTATTCCCAGTGATTATTGGTCTTGATGAGATTAAGAAAAATAGCGAGGGAAAGTAGAAATACCCCCCGATCTAGAATTGTTGATGGAATTAGCAATGAATGGAATTGGGGGAAATTCAATCGAATCTGTAAAAATGAATCTTACTCTTTCTGAAATACGTCTTTGGGGGGAATATGTTAGAAAGCGTGGAAGTTTAAATACTGGGCGTAGAGTAGAGCAGGTTATAGGCTCATTTATGGCGCTTTACCGAAATTCAAATAGAGGCAAAGGCAGCAAAGCAGCAGATCCTAGAGATTTTATGCCTCATGAAAGTAAACCAGAGCCTCAGGATTTAGAATCATATTTGCTTGCACAGGGTGCCGCTAAAGCACTTTAAATAATACCTTAGGCTTGATCAGGTCATATTCCTGTTCAAGTCTCACTACGGAACTTGGTTTAAGACATTATCGATTTTATACTGGTTTGAACAAAATTAAACTTAATATCATTGCGCAAAAATCAGTAGAGCATTATTTAAAAGTGTAATTTTTTTGAACAATTCTATTAAAGTATTAGATGGTTTTGTAGCCATAATAAAGGAAATTGTGTTATATGTTTCTTTAAAATATAAGAGGTATATGACATTGACTTTTAAAAAGTTACTTTGTATTGGTGGTGATAACGGTAAATTTGTTGAACACAAAGAATTCCACCAGATTTTTATTGATGGCATGTTTTTAGAACCTGAAACTTATAAGCCTACTTATTTGATGAATCCTTTGACAAAAGGAGAAGAATTGTTCTTTGTTTTAACGGACTTAACAAGGTCTGAGGCAGAGGAGATTTTGGCAGGCTTATTAGAAAAGAGTAGGTGATTATTTATCATAAACCCGCATAAGGCGGGTTTTTATTGCGCCACTTTTAACCAATTGTTAAATTGCCCTTAAACATAGAGGGTATTTATGAAAAGATTAATTTTGCTAGGAGTCATTTCTTCTTTAGTTGGTTGTGTTACACCTGCAACGCAAATTTTGAATAATAATTTTAGTGAAGTGCAGCCAAAAGCTCCAAATGCTACTGGTATTTGGACAGTTTCAATCGGACCGGGCATTTCTACCATTAAACTAGATGGCGATGGAACTGGTGTCCTATGTGAAGACACAAGTGGTCATGTTGTTCTAAATAAGATCAAATATTCTGACAATATTATCTACGTACAGAATGGTATGACGTTAAAAGTTGCCGCTTTGAGTAAGGACCGCCTTGAAGCAAAAACCACACTAAGTGCTTTTAATCAAAATATGATTTATAAGGCAGATAATGATTTAAAAAGCGCTTCATTAAAATGCTCTAAAGAACTTTAGATATTTCAGTTACTAGAATCCGACCAAGTGTCGGGTTTTTTATTGTCCGGAGAAAAGTAATGGCAACAAGTTCACTTGGAAGATTAACCCTAGACCTTTTAGTGAAATTGGGGTCATTTGAAAGTGGCATGAGTCAGGCAGAGCGGAAAGCAAAAGATACTGCTAAAAACATGTCAAATGCATTTAAAGGTTTTAGTGATCAGTTAAATCAAAGTATTGGTGGAACACAGTTAGGCTCATTGATTGATAATGTATCAACCAAATTAGGTGCGATGCGTGGAGGCATTCTTACAGCTACAGCAGCTTTGTCTGGTATGGCCGTTGGTGGCGCAGCACTTGCTGCAGGTGGTCTTGCTGTTCTATCCATTCAAGTAGCCAAAAATAATGTTGAGTTAGCTAGATTTGCAGCTTTGGCCAATACATCAGTTGAGACATTCCAAGGCTTAGCCGGTGCTGCTGCTACTTATGGAATTACTCAAGAACAGCTTTCTGATCAGCTTAAAGATTTTAATGAAAAAATTGGTGAGTTTGCATCTGTTGGCGGTGGTGAAGGTAAAGACTTCTTTGAACAAATCGCAGTTAAAACTGAGAAGGGTGCGGAAGGTGCAAAAAAACTAGCTGAAGAAATGTCTAAAATGGACGGTGTTTCAGCACTCCAACTCTATGTTGATAAGCTTCAAGAAGCTGGGCTAAACCAACAACAAATGTCCTTCTATCTTGAGAACATGGGTAATGACTTTACCAAATTAGCTCCCTTACTTATTAATGGAGGTGCACTCTGGAAGGATTACCAAAAGGCAATGGAAGAGGCTGGGATTATCACAGGGCAAGAGGCAATTGAAAAGTCTATTGCCCTAGCATCCCAAACCGAATCATTGCAAATGCAATTCTCAGCTTTAAAGAATAACCTTGCTCAAGCTGTAATGCCGGCTTTAAGCTCACTCATTGGCTACTTTCTTGAAGGCTCTGGGAAGGGTGGGCAATTCTCTGGAATTGTTGAGGCTGTCGGTATAGCTGCCAAAGGGGCATCTGTTTTCATTATTGCTCTTTCTGCAGGTGTTAAGTCATTAGTTCAAATTATTGGCGGGGCATTAAGTGTTCTAAATAACTTTGGCCGAACCGCAATCAACTTTGTGACCGCTTCAACATTTAGAGAGAAGGGGCAAGCACTTGTAGATGGCTTCAACAATAATGGGAAAATCCTTGTTGATACTACTAAAAGTGTGGTTGAAAACAGCAAGCAAGCTTTTGGTTCAATTTCAAATATTGTCACTAATCAAGCAGGCAATTACGACAAATTGACTCAATCAATTATTAATAACCGAAAAGCCCAATTAGAGTGGACTAAGGGTGTGAAAGGTGGTGTTACTGCTGGTATCGCCCAAAACAAAGCACTAAACCCGACTGCCAAAAAAGAAACAGCCAAAAAGACTAAAGATGATAAGTCTGCTTTAGAAAAAGCAAAGCGCGAGCAAGAGCGTATAGAGAGCGCTCAGCAATCTATCATCATGCAATATGCCGACAAAGAGCTTCAAATTAAATTGAAGTATGAGGAAGATAAGAAAAAGATTGCAGAGGCTTTTGCTAAAGACCCAGTGAAACGCGATCTTTATTTATCAAAGGCAGAAGAGACGTATAAGCGTGATGTTGCGGCATTTAAGCAAGCACAACGCGAAAAATATGACTCTTATAAAAATGACCTTTTAGCACAGATGGCAGATGCAGAAGATGCTATTGCGCTCTCCTCTATATCTCGCAGATTTGGACAAGGTCACGAATATAATATTGCCAGCATGAATGTAGCATCACGTAAAGCTAAAGATGCTGAACTTGATGCATACACAAACAATGTAAACCAAATTAATCGTGATTATGATGATCCGGCTGAGGCTCAAAAGCGATATGAATTGCTAGAGCAGGCAAAAGCTACGCATATCGCAAAAATGAAGGCTCTAGATGTTGATTATCACGACAATGCTCGCAAATTAATTGATGATCAGCATAACGCCACCTTAAGCATGTATGGCGCTTTGTTATCCCAAAGTTCTTCGGTTTGGGGTGAAATGACCCAAATGATTAAAGAGAGAGCTGGCGAGCAATCTGCTACATATAAAGCAATGTTCTTGATGCAACAAATGTTTGCAGCAGCATCAGCTTTAGTATCTACCCATTTGGCAGCAGCGCAAGTTTTGGCAGATCCAAGTGCCCTAACACTTGCGCAAAAGACGGCATATTCAGAGATGGTCTTAGGTCTAGGTTATGCAAATGTTGGACTAATTGCAGCTCAAACCATTACTGGTATGGCGCATGATGGTATTGCCTCAATTCCAGAGGAAGGCACATGGCTCCTAAATAAAGGTGAACGTGTACTTAACCCTCAAGATAACCAAGCTTTCACAAATTTCATTAATGAGAGCGGTTCAAGAAACCCGACCGTCAACGTCTATACATTGCCGGGGCAGACAGCAACAGCAACGCAAAATGATGATGGCTCGTTAGATATCCGCATTCAGCAAATTGCAGAGCAAACTGTGTCTAACCAATTGGCTAACCCTAATAGTCGCATCTCTAAAACCATGCAACAAAACTACAATGCGCAACGGAGAAGATAAGCATGAACAGGCTGAAATACTGCGTAACGCAAAGTGGTTACACGGCAAAGGTTGGAGATGGGGTTATTTCTCAAAAGCTAGATGGTGGCGCTAGTCGCTACCGTCGTTCTTTAAAGAATGTTGCCCATATGGCTAATGTGCAATGGGTGGTAGGCGAAGGGGGCTATCAGTATCTGATGGCCTTCTATCGTGTATGGCGACGTACACCGAGCCAGCCTTTCATAGCTCGCCTGATCATTGATGATGGTGTGGCACAAGACTACCAATGTTATTTTGTTGAAAGTCCGACATTGGCTGCTAAAGAAGGAAAGATCTTTACTGTAACTGCTCAATTTGAAGTTAAGCCGCAGCCAGAAGATGAAGCTATGGACGACTTAATTGTAGAGATTGGAAACGATGACGGTAACGATGATATTTGGGATTGGGTAAATCCACTCGAAAAACTGGTGAATGACGATCTGCCAAGAGCAATGGAGGATATTTAGATGCCTGACTATACATCCTTCTTTTTAAACTCAAGCAGTGGTGTGGTGCCATTGGAATGTGTTGAGATTTCGCATCCTGACTTTACAGAGCCATTCCGGTTCGTCAAAAACGATACAGAAGGTGTGACTGTAAAGCATGAGGCAGCAGGGCCAGATGTTCCATATGAATATCAGCCTATGTCCATTCAACGATCTACAGTCACAAACGACCTTGACCAGAAGCTTAGCTTAACCATTGCCGATGTAGACGATGAACTAATTAAATCGGTTGTATCTGCCCGTTTGGGCACTAATTGGAAAGTTAGACCATCAGTTAAATGGCGGCTATACCGAGATGATGATCTAACAGCCCCAATGGTGTCTTTACAGACCTTAGAGGTAGCTACTTTATCTAAAGATGGCTCTGGCAACTGTACTTTTGATGCACAAGCACCAGAACTAAATAGTGTGAAGACAGGTGAGATTTACTCATTAGAGAGATTCCCACTGTTGCGGGGCATGATTTAGATGTTCTAAGGAGGTTCAAATGGTTGCCACTATATTGTTTATAATTTCGGCGTTCCTAATACTCTGGGTTAGCTTGAGTAAAAAGGAGAAGCTTACTCCACAAAGCGAGCAAAAGTTTGATCTTGAATTAGCAGACCAACTAGGGCGTCTAAGATATAAATTAGAAGAAAGCGCATATTCAGGTAGGAAAATATTTGTTGATACAAAGGATTATCAAAATGAGTTTCAAGATCTTATTGCTCTTGAGGTAATTTTAGGTGATGCAAATGTTGAGTTAACCCATAAAGATAAAACGATCCCAACAGTGAAGCAAGTTATGGAGAAATTGGTAAATGAACCTAGACCATCTCCATAACCGCGTCTGGACCAAAGATTACACCTGCAATGAGTTCTTATGTGAAGCATGGAAGGAAGTTACAGGGCGTGATCTTAAGAAGCGCCTAGACAGATTTTTAAATGGGAAGGGTAGCTTTAAGAAACTTCAGGAACCCATTTCCCCCTGCATTGTATTTTTCACCAATGGCAAAAGAAGCTCGACACATGTTGGGCTTTTTTATTGCGATAAGGTTTTGCACTTAACGGGTCGTGGTGTGCAGTACGTTCCACTTGAAATTATTTCCATGAAATTTCGGGAAACGAGGTTTTATAAATGAGTTTGAAAAAAGTCATCATCGTTCCTGATGTTTATGATCGATCTACATGGTCAGAAGCTGATGTGGATGATGTTTTAGCATATATCTATCAGCAGTTTGATGTATGGCCTGAAAACGCAAAGATTTATCACAACCAGATTGCAGAAAGTTGTGATGTCACTCCCAACCATCCAAAAAGAATTAATGCGCAGATTGAGCATATACAAACATTGGAAGGTACTTTCTATGTGGTGATTGAGCCAGCAATTGAGCCGTTTACGATATTTATGATCATTACGGCAATTCTTGCGACATATAGTCTTTATACCGTTTTGACTATGCCAAAGCCTCAGGCACCAGTGGCAGGTTCTTCAAATAATGAACTAGCACAACGCTCTAACCAAGCTCGCTTAAATGCCCGTATTCCTGATATTTTCGGAAAAGTCCGTTCTTATCCGGATTTAATCGCGCAAACCTACACAATTTATAAAGATGGCATCGAAATTGAAGAATGCTTGATGTGTATTGGTCGCGGATACTTCCAAATTTTGGATATGCGAGACGGTGACACAGATGTAGCAAATATCGCAGGCACATCAGTATCAGTTTATGACCCGTTCACATCCATTGTTGGTACTCCAATGTATCAAGTAGGCGAGTCTTTTACTGAACTGCCAAAGTTCGTAAGAACTTCTGCATCTATTAATGGTCAGACTATTGAGCTGCCAAATAAAGCAGTGCTTGAGTCGAGTAATGTGTGGTTTCAAAGCCCGAACTTGATTAAAGGTGCTGGTTTGGACTTCACACAATATTTTGCGGCAAATGACCGTGTTGCCTTAAGTGGTGCTGTGTATGGTGTACAGGATGTGAACCTTTCGGGCTCAATTATGGTGAACGAAAACAAGATGGTCATCATCGAGTCATCCACCAATATTGATAATCCAAACTTGTTTAAAGGATTGCAGTTGACCGGTGCATTAGTCGATATCGAGACTACTACAGGAACACCGCCAGTCACAGAGATGAATACACGTGATTTATCTGGTCAATATGTTGTTTCAGGTGTGACTAAGACTGTGATTACAGGGGGCTTTCATTATGAGATTACATTATCAAACCCTGAAAAGGTCAATGCTAACTGGCAGTACGTCAATAACAGCTACACCATTACAGCAGGTGCTGTGCTAAATCGGAATGCGAACTCAATAACCCTTGATGATACTTACACAATTAACAGCGTAACTGCTGACACGATTGCTTTAGTAAATCCATCTGCAATTAATAATGAGTGGGACAAGCTTTTAACTCTTCCAAACCAAAGCACACAGGGACAAGAGGTTTTAGTCCGGTTTGATGCTGTGAGCAACAAGTATGTTGGGTGGTTTAACTTTGACATGCCAGAAGCAACACAAGCTGTATTTAACTTCTTTTTCCCAAATGGTCTGTTTTACCAAGACAGTAAAGGCGGTGTATGGGAAGAGGGAATCACTGTAGTCATAGAATTACAGGCAATTGATAGCAATGGCGATCCAGTTGGTTCAATCACAACGATTAACCAAGAGATTCGAGCTAATAATAAGTCGCAATTCGGTAGAACGATTTACATTGATTTGCCGACTGCTGGTTCGTTCCGGTTCCGGTTAAGCCGCACAACTGCTACTCAGGCAGGGAAAACCCAAGACACTTGCAAGATTAAGTCTGTTTATGGGATGGCAGAATCAACGATTAGCGATTATGGCAATGTAACTATTGTCCGCTCTCGTACTGTAGCGACTGACGGGGCTTTGTCTATTAAAGAGCGAAAGCTCAATTGTTTGGTAAATCGTAAGCTTCCTGTTGATGGAACAGGGCCTTTACAGGGTACACGTTCAGCGGGACAGGCGCTCATCAATCTGGCTTTAGATCAGTACATTGGCCGCCGAACCAGCACAGAGGTAGATATTGCACAAATCAATGCAGAGATTGCCAAAGTTAATGCTTATTTTGGTTCGGACCTTATGTCTGAGTTCAATTACACCATTGATGATGACAATCTAAGCTTTGAGGAAATCGCAGGCATGGTTGCGAGTTCAGCATTCTGCGAGCCGTACCGGTTCGGAAGTCTAACCCGTCTCAAGTTTGAGCAGCCACAAGAAAATGCCGTCTTACTTTTCAATCACCGAAACAAAGTGCCTCTAACTGAAAAAAGGTCATATACGTTTGGTGTGCAAAAAGACTATGACGGTGTAGAGCTTGAGTACACTTCAGATGTGGATGATGCACGTGTTAAGTACACCATTCCTGAAGACATTACGCCTAAGAATCCGTTGAAGATCACGACAACCGGTATTCGAAATGAAGCGCAAGCTAAAACCCGAGCATGGCGTGAATGGAACAAGCTTCAATACAAATATATATCTTGTGAAATGGAAGTGTTAGATGAGTCTGAGCTTTTAATTCGTAATGATCGTATTTTGGTGGCAAACAACACAGTTGTCGACACACAAGATGGTGAGATTGAGTCAGTAGATGGCTTGATAGTTAAAACTTCACAGCCATGCACTTTCGAAGCAGGTCATGATTACTACATCTATCTTCAAATGTCTGATGCCACAGTGGATATGGTGCCATGCACATCAGGGGAAGATAAATATCATGTAGTGCTTAGCCGCCCACCAGTTCAGCCATTAGTAGTAGCTGCCGATCGATATGTGAAAACACTCTACACATTGGTTCGCGCCGATCAGGTAGAAGTACAAGCCTTTATGCTTGAAGAGCTTGCCCCTCAAACTCAAATGACCAATACGCTTAAGGCTTCTAACTACGATGCCCGTTTCTATGAGCGTGACCATGACTTTATTTAATTAATTAACAGAAATCCAAGCCCCTTAACTGGGGCTTTTTTATGCTTGGAGAAAAGTAATGGCTGATGAGATCGTTACTCGACAACAGCTTGTAGACGCTGGGTTAGATGCTGAAAGTTTGCAAAAATTTATTAGTGGTTTAGATAGTGAAGATGTTTTAACTCGTTTGGGGCAGATTTATCCAACTCTTGCGAAACTTGTCCGAATTCTTATGGAGACAGGTGGCTGGAAAGCATATGAGACTGAAGCTATCTTGTTGGCTACAACTCCGTTAGTAAATCCTTCAGTTGGATATGCTTTTGATACTAAAAAGCTGTATTTGTGGAACGGCACGATTTGGAAGGATGAAGGTAAAAGCCCGCTAGACGTGGCTAAAGCCTACACCGACTCATTTAGCTCCTTAACTAAAAACTCCACTGTTTATCATCCTTTTAGTACACGAAAGCGTAATAATGTAAATGAAAGTACAGTTCCTGCTACACATGTTGCATACCTAAAACCGTACATTCTTAATATTAATGTGATGAATGCTAATAAGGATCACTTTTACCGCGTCCAACAAATTAGTAATCCTGATCACCCGACTGCTGCAAATAGATGGATTTTTGAAGTTTTAGCAAGAGCAAACTTTGATACCGCAGAAACTCGTGTAAAAACGATTCCTTCAGTTCTGCCAATTGTCAAAAACTCTGGCATTAGAACTTTCTTAGTTGAAGATGGTGATTTAAAAATTAGCATTACTTTAGATACTAATAAGTGCCCAACAACTGATTTCTATTCGGTTGCTTCAACTGACAACTCTTATACTTACATCTTCGATCCAAGTCTCTATTACTATGCAGCAGTTGGATCAGCGGATTTAGCAGTAATTAATGCTCGTATAGACACGTTTATTAAACCTGCACAACTTAAGAACCTTCTTAATGATCTGCGGAACCCAATCCAATCTGTACAAATCAAGTTGATTGGTGATTCATTAACTTACGGTTTGGGTGCCACAGATAATGGTGGGGGTACACCAGGAACACATGGCCCCGCAACTACCAAAACTTGGGCTAATCTACTGCGTGATTACTTGGGTGTTGCATTCTGTACAAGTGCGCGCTTTGGTGATGATACTATCGCCACAACAGGAGAAGCATATTACACAGCAGCAGGGACAAGTGTTCTAACATCTGAGCTATCCAATTACACGTTCAAAAACAGCGCAACAGGTAAAGTGTTCACTTTAGCTGAAATGCAGGCACTATCAGGCACAAACGCAAGTTCACCAACTGGTACTTATCTTGATATTAAGAGCCCTTCACTTGCTGGCGTAGTCACTGATATGGAGTTTATTTTCAACGGAAATGAATTCACCATTAACTATGCAAAGCTAAGTAATGGCAGTGAAACAGAATCAAATATTGATATATTCGTTGATGATGTTTACCACTCTAGCTTCAATGTCTATGCTGCTTCAGCTGCGTTTGGATTCTCAACAACCATTAGTGGTCTTGTTGATGGTCAAAAGAAAATTCGCATTGCTAACCGGTTAACGAATACAGCGATTTATGCTCGATTAGTTTCTATTACTGCTCCTCGCAAGATTTCAGTAATTAATGAGGGTGTATCTGGCTGGAATACTGGAAGCTGGCTATCTGGTGACAACATATCTAATAAGATCAGTGTTAAAGATAATTACGTTATTATGATGTTGGGTACTAATGACCGTCAAAACACGCTGAAAATTGGTACATTCAAAAATAACTATCTTCAATTACTTGATCGAATTGGTATTAAGAATCCCAAGGCTCAGATCATCATTATGGCACCGCCTGCTGTAACCCAAAGTGAAGATCCAGATGCCACAGCATATAAATTTAGGATTGCTGACCTGAACTATTCGTTGGTTAAAATTGCTCAACTAAGATCATTATCAATTATTGATCTATTTGAAATGACCTCAAGATTAAAAGCCCAAGGGGTTTCATTCTTAATTTCTGATGGTCTGCATCTCAATGATAATGGTTATACAGAGTGTGCAAATCACATAATCAGCCAGATTTTAAATGCTTAAATTAAATCTTTCTATTTTAAATCTCCAAACCTAATTGATTTTAAAGATGTCTTTCGATAGATTATCCAAAAGAATCAATTATTTTAAGTTATGGATTTAAGAAAGTTTATAAGCAGTTTTAATACGGTGGGTACATATCTAGTATTAGCATTTTGTGTGTTGATAATCATGATTGTGTACTTCTATATCATTGAACCTAAATAACCAACAAACCAAACAAATAAACCCTGCGAAAGCGGGGTTTTTTATTGCCGAAATTAGGGGGAAGGCATGGAACCAGTTTCCACAAGCGGCTTTGCTGCAATTTTAAAATTCTATGGTGTTGCGATCATGGTGACACTAGCTGTTGCTTTAGTTGCGGCAGTTGTTTTAATGACACGAATGCCACGCTCTCCACAGGAATGGGCGGTTGGCTTAATCTGTACAGTTGTATCTAGTTTGGCTGGCGGATCATTAATTATCATGAAATTCACACTTCATGCGTGGGCTACTGACACATGGGGATGGTTTGCAATAGGTGGACTGTTCTTTGTATGTGGATTGCCTGGTTGGGCATTAATCAGGTGGGTTTTTAATTTCATTGATAAGCAGGAAGGCAAAACGATTGTCGAAGTAATCAAGGAAATTAAAAAGGCCAAGAATGATATTACAGGTAGCTAATCATGAACATCGAACAATATCTTGATGAGTTAATTAAGCGTGAAGGTGGATATGTAAATAATCTTGCTGATCGCGGTGGTGCAACAAAATACGGAATTACCGAAGCGGTTGCGCGTGCAAATGGTTTTAAAGGCAATATGAGAGATTTGCCACTCGAAACTGCAAAGGCAATTTATAGAAAGCAATATTGGTTATCACCACGTTTCGACCAAGTAAATTCTATTAGTCCAGTTGTAGCCGAAGAGCTTTTAGATACTGGTGTGAACTGTGGGACGGGATTCGCAAAGCCTCTACTACAACGTGCATTGAACTTGCTAAACAATCAGGGCAAAGCAGGTTGGTCTGACTTATCAGTAGATGGGGTTTATGGTCCAGCTACTTTAAGTGCACTTAAAACATTTTTAGCCAAGCGTGGCAAAGAAGGTGAAAAGGTATTAGTCCGTGTCCTTAATATCATGCAAGGTCAACGCTATATCGAAATCTGTGAACGCAATCCCAAGCAAGAGCAATTCTTTTATGGCTGGATCAATAACCGGATCGCATAAAATCGTTATGTGCAAACGTACTAAAGTTGCATCGATTATCACATTGCTGTGTTTAATCTTCTCCGGTTGCACAGCTCACACTATTAACACGTCTGTAAATGTTGGGATTTGTGTAAAAGCCCTTTAAGTAGGGATTTCACTTGTGAATAAATATGCGCAAAATACAAATAAAACAAATGCTTTTGCGCACATTTTTTCTCAAAATTTATTTCTCAACTTCATAAATCAACAAATCATGAACTTTATCGAGTGTATTTTTTTGATTTTCAATAGCTAATTTTAATTGATTAAATGCAATTCTATAAGCTTCATGGTTTCCACTATCAATTGACTTCTCCATCCAATCCAACTTTGACAAAAAATAATCACGACGATCTGTAGTCCATTCTTGTAACTTTTCAATTGTTGCTTCTGCATTATCGTGACGTTGCCAGAGCAGGTGAATATCTTCAGTGATCTTTCTTCTTGACATTGTTTTAAATCTCCATTAATTTGAATTTACTGTCGTATAGACAGCTTAGAAAATACTAGATGTATCATTTACTAGCGCACAGCTAGCTCAAAACCCTCTTTAATGAGGGTTTTTAATTTTTAATCTAACAGTTTCTCAATACTCTGAATTTCTTTAAGACGCTTATCTTTAATCACTTTTAAATCTTTAAAAACATTTTTGGGGATAGGTCTAGAACATTGAAGCCAATGCGTAATTCGTCTCTCATCTACTTGCTTAATTTCAGATAGTGCATCAGCTAAAGCCTTTTTCCAAGATTTTCCAAATAATGCAATTCCAACTTTTTCCAAAATTACATTTGGTCTTTTCGCATAATACTTATTTTTAAACTCTTCTTCAGAATCTGCTTTGAATGTCAGATTGCCAAATACATCACTTTCAGATAATTCAATTAACTCATCATATTCCGCTTTTGAAATGTGATGTGTTCCAAAAAATTGAATCCAGTAAAGAGTAGTTTTGCCTTTTTTTTGAGCATACAATTTTGGATTGAACACTTTTGAGGTATCAAGACACTCTACACGAATATCAGTCCGTCCTTCTAATTGCGCTGAAATTTGATTATCAATAATAGTTTGAGTACTCATTATAAAATTCCTTTGGTTGCCCCTTTCGGGGCATTTAAAATTATAGGTTAGATTCAACTAGCTTTTGAAAATCACTAAATTTCACAGTTGCTGGAATTTCTTCTTTAATGAATTTTAGAGCACTTTTAATTAATTCAGCTTTACCGCGACTATCTTCATCTGCGTAATATTTCATTTCTGAATCTTTAGCAACTTCAGCAGCCAATACTTCAGCATCATATTGATCATTAGTTTTTGAGGTTTCTTTTTTTGCAAGTTCAGCTTTAACAAACTCAATGATTTCAGCTTCATTTTCAGAAGGAAAAACTTGTTTACCATCTACAGCAACAACAGCAGATTCACCTGACCAGTGCATAGACACTGATACATTCTCTTTAGATAAACCATTTAAGCCATTTTCTTTTGTGAATCCTAAAGTTTCCAATTTAGTCATTAATGTTTTCATTTTGTCTGCCTCGCAGTTCTGAGTGATGCACTGTGCTTCTCTCTATGTACTAATTATGTGCAAATATAATTGCACAGTCAAGCGCTGTTTGCATTATTTTTAATCTTTTTTATACTTTCATAAAAATGGAGACAGCAATGCAAGTCATGATCATGGTTTCGGAAGCGGGCAGGATGGAGCACACATGCAACCTTCTTGCCGAAATAAATAAAAAAGGTGAAGTCATAAAGATTTATGACCACAATGGAAACGAGCTAAAAATTAACTTTTTAAATAATGAAGTTTACTTTAATAAGACTTGGTGGCAATTCACTAATATACAATCACTTATCTAGTTGGTAAAGTCTTGGCATAATCTGCTTTTATTTGATCACAATAATCTGCCCAGCTTTGCATCATCTCTCTTCTTTTCTCTAAATGTTTTGTCCGGTTGTATGCTCGACCATGCATATCTTTAACTTTGTGAGCTAATTGCTGCTCAATAATTTCAATAGGGTAGTTAAGTACTTCCTCTAATATTGTTCTTGCAGAAGCACGGAAGCCATGCCCGCAAACTTGTTCAGATGTATAGCCCAATCTACGTAATGCTTGGTTAATTGTATTTTCTGACATTGGTTTAAGTTTGCTAGTCATAGAAGGGAATACATACTCACTTTCCCCATCGGGATCATAAGTCAGTTCTTTTATTTTCAGCAACAGTTCTTTAACTTGTCTAGGAATAGGCACAAGGTGTTGTACGCCAGTTTTATTTTTTGTTTTTGGTGGCGTATATCTCCAAAGATCAATTTCTAAGTCAATATCTGGCCACTTTGCATAACGCAGCTCACCAGGACGAACAAATACATAAGGAGCAATTTTTAAGGCCATTTGGGTAATGAATGTGCCTTCATAAAAATCGATGTCATAAAGTAGTTCAGCAAATTCATTCGATTCAGTCAAAGCTGATAAATGTTTTACTTTAGGTGTTTTTAAGGCACCTCTTAAATCTTGAGTTACGTCTCTCTCACACCTACCAGTGGCAACGCCATATCTCATGATTTGTCCGCATTTCACTTTAACTTTTTTTGCTGTCTCTAATTTTCCTTGTTTCTCATAAATGCGGCAGATATTTAAAACTTCTACTGGGGTAACTTTATCAATAGGTTTTTTTCCAATATTGGAATTTATGACTTGAAGTAATCTTTTATGACCACGGATAGTTGACTCAGCAAAATCTTGTTTGGATTCCCATTCTGCAGCAACAGCAGCAAAAGTATTTTTCTCTGAGTTTATATGTTCTTGTTCAACTCTTTTACGTTCAACTTGTGGGTCAATATTCTGAGCCAGTAAAGTTCTAGCTTCATCCCGTTTAGATCGTGCATCTGCAAGACTTACTTCTGGGTAAGAACCAAAACCAATAGTATTTCTTTTTTTTGTATATGGGCGTGAGTAATCAAAACGCCAAAATTTATTTTGGTTTTTATCTATAAGCAAATAGAGACCCGAACCGTCAGATAGTTTCAGGGATTTTCCATTTTCTGATTTTGCTTTCTTTATCTTTGTATCAGTAAGTGGGACAACGGTTTTAGGCAT